CACGAAATTCAATGTACTCAAGGAAGAAATAGATCGTTTGATGATCTACTATTATTATCTCAATATTACATTAAAGAGGCCAAAGTCGAAGATGTAGTAAATGCATTATATCAGTATAATAAAGATAAAACTGATGGCATGTTAGCTTGCATTCATTGTAGTACAATAAAACGATTTGTTATAACATCAACAAGATACGATAAGATTACAATTGAAGGTGCTAGTTATGTGCATTTATTATTTCCGCCAAACAAACAGGCTCTTAGTGAGGGCTATGGCTTAAATTCACAATGGACTCTTGATGAGCTTAAAGCAATGGTAAATGATTGAAAGTGTAATTAAAAAACTCGAAATTAATAGGCAAAGGCGTATTGATGGAGATATAATTGCAATTCCATGGTCAACATTTCCAAGGCTAAATACAATATTGCCTGGTATTCAGCAGGGTAAATACTACCTGGTCGGGGCGCGGACAAAAGTTGGTAAGACCCAGCTATGTGACTATTTGTTCATGTATGAACCTTTTGAGTGGTGGTATTCACATCGTAATGATACAGATATTACACCAATCTTTAAATATTTTAGTTTAGAAATGTCTTCAGAACTCAAATGGATTTCGGCAATATCGTATAAGCTTTTCAAGAGTCATGGGATTATTATTTCTCCTCAAAAACTACAATCTGTATTTAAAGATTATATATTAGATGAGAATATTATTGCAATTGTAAAATCTCCATCGTTTCAGCATTGGCTTAAGATGTTTGAAGAGAAGGTAACTTTTTATGACTCCATAAAAAATGCTACAGGTATTTTTAAGACACTACAGGAAGATTCAGCTTCAAGAGGCGAATGGACGCATAAAGAGATTCCTTGGAAGAATGAGGATGGAACAATAGTACCCAAGAGAGTTAAAGATAAGTTTATATACAGGAATCCAAATGAATATTTAATAGATATTACTGATCATTTTGGATTATTGCATCCAGAGAAAGGTGAAAACATATATCAGGCTATTCAAACATTTAGTAGTAATTACTGTATTGAACTTAGAAATAACTATAATAGAATTCCAGTTGGAGTTCAGCAAATGTCAGCAGATTCAGCTGATGCGGCTTATACTAGCGGTGGAAAGATTATTATTGATAAGATTAAACCAACAGATAGGGATTTATCCGACAATAAACATACTGCATTAGACGTTAACGTCATGCTATCATTATTTTGCCCATCACTATATTCTCTTCCAGAATATGATGGCTGGGATTTAGGTCGTATAGGTGCTAATCATAGAGAATTAATGGTTAACCTTAATCGTGATGGAATTTCTAATGCAAGTGTCCAGATGATGTTCCTGGGTGCATGTAATTATTTTGCAGAATTACCTAGAGATCCATCTGAAAGAGTGTATGAACAAATAGCTTTATACAATAAAAACACAATTTAGTAATTTAAATATAGGAGAAAGATAAGTGAGTGAATTAATCGCTGTGGTGGGGGAGAGTGGAGTTGGAAAATCAACTTCTATTTTAAAAAATGATGATCTTGGTATAATTGGTTTAAATCCAGCCGAGACATTTATTATTTCAGTAGCTAATAAAGGGCTACCAACTAAAGGATGGAAACAATATTATAAACCGTTTCATCCAACAGAAAATCCAACTGGCAATTGGTATGCTAGCGATAAGTCGGCCAATATTAGAAATGCGTTAACTAGAGTTAATGCTTCTATGCCTAATATTAAGAGTATTGTGATCGAAGATTCGCATTATTCAATGAGCTTCGACTTCATGCGTAAAGCACTAGAGAAAGGCTACGAGAAATTTAACAGTTTGGCAAAAGACTATTTTGATATTATTGATTTATCAAGGAATCTTAGGGATGATTTAACTGTTTATTTCATTAGTCATAGCGAGGAAATTCATAAAGATTTTGAAGTAATTCGCAAAATGAAGACTTTAGGCAATATGATTGATTCCAAGATAACACTTGAGGGCTTATTTAATATTGTACTATACGCAGCTTCTGAGTGGGATGAAAAGGCTCAAAAAGGTAATTACTTCTTCGTAACAAATAGGACTAATGATTATCCAGCAAAAAGTCCATCGGGGATGTTTTCGTCAATTAGAATTCCTAATGATTTGGGATATGTATCCAAGTGTGTGCATGAGTATTACAATTAATTACAACCTTTTGGGATAGAATTTATTTAAAATAACATGGAGAAAATTGAATTATGGTTTTCAGTTAGAAATGGTGGAGATGGGTCTGCCTATCCAATATGGTTTCTAAATAAAACTGAAGCTAATAAAGATCAAGACGATCAAGATGAAGGATGGGGCGAACCATGTATTGGTATGGTAGAGTCATTTGTTGGATCAAATATTCACAGAAGAGCAGTCGAAAATTCTAATTACCAAAAAGAAAATCCTTAAATGAAAGAAAGATTTATAGAATTTCTTGAAAAGAATAATTGTCTAGATAAATTTAAAACCAATCTTGTTAATGAAAAGAAAGAATTCCATGAGTTTTTAAACAAAACATGGGGAGCTAATGTAAATTGGGTAACGTCAGCGTTTTCTTGGAGTCATACACCACAAAATCATGCATATTGGAATAAATTGCATGGAGAGTGGTATAATTTGGCTACAAAATATCAACAAGAAGACGAATTAGAATTAAGTAACAATTAAAATTAAATATATGAGTAGTAATTTTTCAACCCGTGGGGTGGTAGTGGTAGATGGTGGTAGTAATGGTGGGTCAAAGTACTTGTCATATGGTGTGCAAGAAGCTGCAATTGTTGGATTTGAGCTCAAAAAGTCATCCAAGAGCGATAAACAGCAGGTTATCCTGTTATTGGAGAGTCCAAAAGTTGTGGATGCGGGTTTTGAGCCAGATGAAAAATCCAAATTTGGCGGTCGTGTAGGTCGCTTGAATTTCAGTATTTATTTCGGTAAGGATGATAAAACTCAGATGGATCAGTTTATTTCTGACATCGCATTGATTGCTAAGAAGCTTGATGTTTCTGAAAAAGTTGATGCTATTGAGGCTGACAATGTTGAGGATTATCTAAATAAGTTGATGCCTATTATCCGTGGCAAATTTGCTACATGGGCTATTACAGCTGAAGAATATGTTTATGTGAAAGATGGTGCTGATAAAATCGGCTATTCTTTAGGTAAACGTCGCTATGGTTTTATCGCTTCTAACGAGGAGATGAAAGCCAATCCAAGTCATATTAAACCGTTTGACAAAACGAATAAGTATGACTATAAACCAGTAGCAGTAGCTTCTGTTGATCCTGATTTTGTACAGGCTCCAGAGGATGAAATGCCTTGGTAAGATAAAATTGTTGTTTTATAAATAGTTGTTTGATTGGGCTGGCAGAAATGCTGGCCCTTTCTTTTAAAATTAAGTTATGGTTATAGATACTATTTTCAATTTAAGAGATAAACTCTGGACGATGGATAGTAATAGTCCAAGGGAATTTTATGTCGAAAAGATAGATATTTCATCGAATACAAGTGTTCATTCTGGTAGAGTTTTTATTAAACTATATCTTAATGCATACAACAATGGGAGAGATTATTATCAAATAGAAAGACTTTTGGAAAAATGCTTTAAAACAAAAGAAGATTTAATTAAAAGCCTTTAATAAATTAAACAAATGATCACAACTAGAAATATTCTTACTAAAAGCAATTTATTAGATGTGATTTCAACATATCAGATATTTCAAGCATATTGCCTGAATTTCAAAAAAATATCACAGCCTTTTAAATCAGAGTTTAGAGATGAAAAGTCTCCATCGTGTATGATAGAACATATTGGCGGAGACCTTTTATACACAGATTTTGGAGAAGGCTCTTACAGGGCTATTGAATATGTTATGAGAAAGTTTAATTTGGATTTCAGAGATGCTATTAGAAAAATTAATCTAGATTTTGGATTACAGTTAATAGATAATTCTGATAGAGATTTCAGATATGTAAGAACTATTATTTCTAAGATTAATCCAACGCCGCATTTTAAAGAGAAAGCTACAACAGTCATAGACGTGTCATATGCTCCATATAAGGACTATGACCTAGAATACTGGCAACAATATGGCTGGACTGAAGAAATGCTTCAAATGGCATCTATTAGGCCAATAGACTACTTCTGGTTAACCATGGAACATAAGGGTATGATTAAGATGCCATATGCAGTGCCACATGAATTAGCTTATAGTTATGATTATTATAGGCACAATGGAATTTATAGAAGAAAGCTATATTTTCCAGAAAGAGATGGTAAACATAAATGGATTTCCAATGTAGACAATACAGTTATTCAGAATTGGGACTTACTACCAAAGGGTGGCGGGGATACTCTATATATTGCGAGTAGTAAGAAAGATGCGGGCGTCCATTGGAGACTAAATGGTCACTATTGCAATGCTATAGCTCCAAACAACGAAGGTGCGTTTATCCCAGAGTCTATATTGCTAGGTAAATTAAAGCCTCGTTGGGCCAATATTTATATCTACTTTGACAATGACATAGCTGGAGTGATAAATGCTCTTAAATGGGCTGAAAAGTACCAATTAAAGGCAATATACAGCCCTTTAAGATGCCCATATAAAGACCAATCAGATTATGTCAGGGCTCATGGGTTAAGAGAATTTAATTATCAATTACAAAAACTAATAAATGTTTGATACTACAAATGTTGCCATTTCTAATAAAAAAGAAGTTACAATTACGCCAGAAGATATTGATTTAAACATAAGAAGATCCAATGATTCTTCATTTTTTATTGAAGTAAATAGAGATTCAAAGGCTTATCCTGCATTATTAAGAGAAAAACCGTGTGTTTATGAAAAAAAATGGGTTCCATGGATCGAAGGATCTCCAGTATATGGATGGAATGCTATGGATAAAGCAATGGGCGGAAGTTATATTGAGATTGAAATACCAATAAAAGTTTTGGCTATTCAATATTCTGGAAACAACAACTTTATTTTTGAATTACAAAAACTAACACAATGATTAAAAAATTAATTAAATATAAAGATTTAGTTAAAAATCAAATTATCATGAATCAAGGAGATTTAGCGATTATTAAGTACATTAGGATTAATGATAAGCTAGAGAAGATTGATGACTCTGGTAAGTATGCTATGGTTAGAATTAAGTTGGTAAATAAAAGTGGAATTCCATTCGCAAATACAACACAGCCGTATGAGATGATTCAAAGGTTAAACAATTAATACAATGAAAATACAACAATATGAATTAAGGCTTTGTCGAAAGTTTAAGGAAGGAGACATCATTTGTCACAAGCGCAATATGGATGTTGGATTTCTAATGTTTGCTACCGCAACAGATTACGATGTTTCTAAGTATTCAGGTAAAAATGGATATTATTATAAATTAGTCAAGAAATGAAATCTAAAATATTATATATAGCAGCATTGCTTGTGGTAATTCTATTATCATCGTGTAAAACATTGCAATCTACTAAAGGATATGAGAATTATCCTCGTAATTATGATTGGAAAACAGATGTATTATGACTAAAAATAATGATCCGGATAAAATAAAAATCAGAAGTTTCTTTAT